CCATACGTGCCGTCAGATTTTAAACCAACATGATCTTGTATGTACATCTCTATTGCTGCCGCGTGCGCTTGTTTAATATCTTCACTAGAGTTAGGTATTCCACCAATCTCTCTTTCCGCAACAGATAATTTATTCCAGACTTTATCAGGTCTGTTCATTGAATAACCTCTGTAACCACGTCTTCTTAAATAGTACAATAGACGAGGTTTATTATTCTCTGCTAATATAGGCATCCCGTAAAATACTAAAGCCATTAGAACATCCTCAAAGAAGATGTCAGCAGTCTGTGGTCTAGCCACATACTCTAAGAATAATTGATTAGGCGGACAGTCTTCCATACTAAACTTAGTTAGACCGTGTAAAGCTCCTTTCGAACCAACACCGTCAACAGTTCCTGATATATCGTAACTATCACATCCAAACGCACCCATATGTTCATTAGCAGGGTACTTAATTCCATTTTTAATAATATTCAGGTTTTGTCTGTTTGCTGGTGGAACCCAGCTTACTTTAAATCTACCAGAGTTTGTTGGGTAGAAGATTACACTTGAATCTTTCATACCATTAGCCCACTGGAAGTTACCTGTTGTTAATTGAGAATCATTATTTAAATCCTCATTAAAATCTATTTGCTCGTATATCTTCGCTAAGTTAAATATACTATTTTTAGTTTCATCTCTGAAAGCATGTTCTTCAGTTCTTGGAAACTGTCTATAAAATTCATTAAGAGCATCTCCATCAGTTTTTAAACCATCAACTTCATTTTGCCAATGTTCTAATATGCCTGTATCTATTACTTCACCATACGGTCCAATCGCTTCTTGCTCGGGTGTGTCGAATACAGGTAACCCATGAGAATCAATGAATCCTTCGTAGTTCCACTCCATAGGTATGAACAAAGAATAGAGTCCTGAGCTAGTCTGACCATTGCGGTTTCTTTTTGTAACATCTGAGTTTCTATATAGTTTTTTAAAATTATCACCACCTTTGTCTAAAGCATTTGATGTTGATCCCATCATACACTTTCCTATAATTCTTGATCCTAGTCTAAGGGTGGTTTTCGTGACACGCCAGTTGTTGAGGATGTTGTTCGGGCGTTCCCACTTACCTGATTCATCGTGGACGAGGAGTTTGAGTTTCTCCCCATCGTAGGAGTTGTCGCCGGTGTTCTTCCAATCGATGGTCGTGTCCAAACCTGAGAGGGCTTCAACGTTGGCTTCACTACTGGTTTTGACAATACTTCTTCTGGTAAGCTTACTGGCTGGTACCCTGTAGGCCAACTCGGTCTTTGGACGGTCCATTCCGTCCTGTATTGGTTTGAAAAAGAATGGATAGTTAACGGATATTGGAACGACCTTATCAGTGAACATCTTCTTAGCATCGGGGCCAGATTTGGACAAAATCCCAAAACGTGAGTCGGTTGATATGGTCGCCATATTAACGCATACTCCGGACGCCATAAACGAAAAACCTGAACGTCTATTCTTGAGATAGGACATACCATAACACCTAGAGTCTGAAACGCAGGCGGCCCAGAATATGAAAAATAAACGGTTGGCCTCTCGAAAGTCTGGGAACCCAACATCAATCTTTGACCACTGCAAGTACATATAGTGATCGCCAGTAATGTAAGTAGGATTGCCTTTACTATAAAACCAGAAACCTTCTTCTCTTCGTTTGAACTCTGTGTTAATATACTCATACCATTTTTCTTTAAATTCTTCAGGATAATCTCTCCAATCAAAAACAGTTTTAATCTGCTTAAGTTGTTTAGGGTAATCAGTAACTTCCCACTTATCCTTACTAAATTTATGAGGGTTTACAGCTTTAGGTAGAGCTATCTTAAGATTCTGTATCTCATATATTTCTCCAATTTCACCGGTTTTGCTTATGACAATAACGTCATGTTCTTTGTTATACCCGTACTTCCATTTTTTAGACTTATTAAGTCTTTTAATGGTATTTATTTTTATAGGCTCTATGACCTTGTATAAAGTTTGTTTGTACATTATCTAGACCTTCTTTCTGCAAACCCACCAAAAGCAGACTGTTTAGTCTCATCTTTAGGTTTACTATTCAAAGCGTCTTCTTCGTCTTGTATTCTTTTTAATATTTCAAAAGCATCAAATATTGCTAGCTTTTTAGTAGCAGCAGCATTCTTAAGTCTGTCAGCAGATATGTCATCTCCTGAGTCTACGATCTTTTCGCCTGCTACTTTTATTAATTCCTCAACGGCTTTATGCCCAGCTTGGATTATATTCTTTTTCGTTTCCTTGATATTCATATTTAATTGTAATTGAATTGGTGGGAACTCGGTATAACCTTTGCCCGTCTATTATAAATTCATATTCTGAATTTGGCCTAAAACCTACTAAAGAGTTTAAGTAAACATCTTGGTCCATTAAATCAGGGTCTATGTGTTTTATCACGCCCATCAGTGGTGTTTCCTTGTCCATAGAGAACATATCTTTATTTTCTAATGGTTGTACAAAGTTATAGCCTTTTACTGATCTCCAGACACCGTTTCTTTTGTATGCAAATACTTGATCTGGCATAACAAAATACATGTCTTCTTTGTAAAATGACTTAGAGTTTTTCTCTTTACCTTTAATATCTTTCCATCTTCTGAAAACATTGTGATGCACAATCACTTCGTCTCCTTTCATTATCTCCGTACTACCAACGTTTGGTATTTCTAATACTACAGCATTTCTACTTACGTTTTGATGAGTAAATATCTCAGTGTTTAATATAAGACTTTTACCATCAATTTCTTTAGTATTATTGTATCGGGTTTCTTTTGGTTTAATTATAAAACTAGTTACACTTTTCATTAATAGTCTAAATTGTATTCAACAGATATTGCCATATTTTTATTAAAGTCTTTCCAAGGTAAAACATTAATACCTTTTTTAATAAATATACAATACTTATCTTTTTCTTCAGTTATACATTCTATAGTATGACCTCCATACACTTCCTGTTTAACAGAATAGTGCATGGAATCATTTTTATAATCTTTACCGATACTAATCTTCCTTATCAGACTCATCTTCGGTTTCAATTTCAGTTATAACGCCATCTTGAATATTAACATTAACCTTACCATAAGCTTCCTCAAGCTCATCCTGCAGTTCTTTTAGCTCACCAGTTTCAATGGTTGCTATTTCGTGCAGTATTCTGTGTTTTTGAATCTCCACGTCTCCTAGACTTAATTTAAAGCCATTTGTTTTAGTGATAATAGCTTGTAATTTTTCTAATTCTTCTTTTGTAATCTTGTTTTCCATTTTATATTATTTAATTGTTTAACTTATTATAGTAATCACTCATTTTATCCAAGTTTTAACTACCTATTGTCATAGTAACTGACGTTGGTGCAATTAATAACGCTACTGCCGCTACTACACTTGCCTCAGTGCCTGCTACTAGATCAGCACCCATCGCTGTTTTAGTCCAAGCCTCTACGTCTGATTCTTTAAGTTCTGCAAAAGGTATAAATGTACCAGTTGGTGCAGGTACAATTTGTGTACCAATATTGCTTGCTTGCCAAAAATTTCCGTCTGGATCTTTTTTGCTAGAAGTTCCCGTTACGATCCAATGTACGTTGTACACTACATCTGCGTTACTTCCTTCTGTAGGATGAACATCTACTGTTCTACAATCCCATGCTGTTGTTGTTGCCATTTTTGTTTATTGTTTATTGTTTATTTTAACATGCTCCTTGTGAAGCAAATACTCCTGAGCTATTTATTTTCATTATATTGTTAGAGTTACCAGGTCCTGGATCAAATTTATAATCACCATTAGATGGGTTAGTACTACCTGTTGCCGCGCTGTAAATAGTATCACCAATCTGTGGAGCAAAAGTACTTCTTTCCCAATAATATGTTTGATTTAAAGCAAGACCACAGACGTTCCTGTTCTCAACTGAACCCGAGAAAGCAGTTCTAAAACCACCATTATAGTTTCTAAATTTTAACAATCCAACGTTTGATGAGTAAGCCGGATCAAATAAGTATATATTTGCATCGGAAAAACAATCCGCTAAATCATCTGAAGTTGGATCTATTTCAGTTACAACATTTTGTAAAGTGAACGTAGTTGTGTTTGGAACTGCCATTATTTTTCTAGTTGTTTTATTCTGTGCTCTAGTTCAGCTATTTTTGATATAAGTAAATCTATATACTTAACTGATTTAAAACCTTCCTCGTTAGTCTCTACAAACTCTGGGTGCTTAACCTCTAGTTCTTGTGCTATCACACCAACTCTATAACCTTCGTCTGAATCTTTTACGTTAAATGTTTTCCATTCTGTAGATATAACCTTAGGTTCTAATATTTTAATATTTTCTTTTAATCTTTCATCAGAAGATAATATAAAGTTTGTTCCAGTTACTGTGCTTTGAAACGTAGCAGTTGCATTAGCGTTAAGGGTTAAGGCAAGACCTTGTTGGTCTACTACAAATCTTAAGTAACCATTATTAGCATTGCTGGCCGATATTGTATTTGCGCCAGCATTTGTTAAGTTTAAGCCATCGTTCAGCACTAGAGTTGTGGTAAAAGTGGAGGTTCCATCTCCTTTAATAATAAAATCAGTATTACCTGAGGAATCTCTAACTTCAAAAGTTTTACCACTTGAACTATTTCCACCACCTTTAACTAATAAACCATAAGAAGTAGCTGTTGATCCACTGTTATTTTCTATTGTAACTAAAGGAGCGCCAGATGCTGCTGCGCCTAAAAAATTACCAGTTCCTCTAACGTCTAATTTAGTTCCAGGACTAGTTGTTCCAATACCGACGTTTCGACTAGCGTTAATAGTAATTGCCTTATCAGCTGCTACGGTAAATGACATTGTATTAACGTTATGATCATAATCTATAATACCAATATTATTATCTTGAGCATCACCAAAAAATATAGCTCCATTAGAAGTATTTCCTGTTAATATAGACATACCAGCATTACCGCTGTTTTCTATAACAAATTCATCACCATCTCCATTTGGCGCAATTGAAGCATCTGCATTATAAACATGTAATTTAGCTTCAGGACTAGTTATACCAATACCAACGTTACCATTAGTATCAATAACCATACGTTGTGCCATATCCGCTCCAGAACTTGGTTGCGTGTAAAAAGCTAAACCTCCTCCAAATGCTCCGTTTGCAGCATTTTTTATACCATATATACCACCTGTCACTTGCAACGCTGCACTGCCTGACCACCATTTTTGAGCAAAATTTATTCC